GTAATTTCTAGAACATCCAAAAGATAAGCTGCATGCGGACATTTGAATATCTTATTTTTGTAGATTTGAGCACAAACCTGTTCACAAATACCAAATGCCTTATCCTTGTCAGACTTGTATGGATAAACCTTATCACCTTCATACTGAAAGAAGTGATACCACCCTTCCTTATTCTTGAATTCAGGAGATACTTCTATCCACCCCTCAGTATTTCTATCATGATTTGTTTTGGTTTTTAGGGTTATGTTTTGCTCCTTAGCAAAAGAAATAAAGTCCAAAATCTTTTGATGTTGAACAGAGCCACCCTTGTCCTTCTTACTTAAATGCGCAGAAATTTTAAGAATCATACCACGCTTAACAAAATCAATTATCCACTGATTCTTATTAAGATAGAAACCATTGGTGATTAGTTTTACAGACTGTCCATGATCCAAAAGGTACTCGCAAATTCTTCTAGTTCCCTCTGGATTTAAGAGTGGCTCACCACCAAGAATGTGCCAACGCTGAACCTTAGCCTTTAGACTTTTAAGGTTCTCTAGAATTTCATCGATATCTACGGATCTGTTTACAGGAATATACTCTGAATGATGACTACACCCAGAGCAGCTAAGATTACATCCATGGTGAGTGTGGATATTAACTCTTTCGAGATCCCCACCGTATTGATGTAATTGTTGCTTAGCAAATTTGCCGTTCATTATCCCTTCAGCATACCAGATAACTGGGATGACTGTCCCTTACTTAACTGAACAAGACCACTGCCATAAATGCGATTATACTCATTGAGCATTTCCACTGCAGGGTTTGCAGATGCAGCAACAGCCATGCGATTGATCTCTACTGTGCGATCTTCAGAGTATGGCATAAATGGTGCAATACCTACACCAACAGTACCATTGCCCTGATCAGTCATCATAATGGATGCGGGATTTTCTACTTTGTAGATTGTTTGAGTTTCTTGGATCTGTTTTGCGATTACTTCTTCGCCACTGATCATTTTATATACACGGACTTCAGCCATTTAATTCACTCCATAAAAAAAGAATGATGGGGGCGAGATGCCCCCACCACTACTACTTAGTATATTTTTGCATATACAATTGACGAGCCAGATCGTAATGCCCATCTTGAGCCAATCTGTTGGCTGCTTGGGCTGTTCCGACTGCCTCAAACCAGTCCCATACGGACTGGCCAATACGCTTTACCCATGACAATTGCTTCGAGGAAGATTCAACTGCAGACATATAACTGACTTCTTTTTTAATAGACTCAGCTACATAGTCGGCATGCTCTTCCCCTACATAGGGGATGTGTGCCATTTATTATTCGCCTTCTACTTCGATTTGCTTTGGTTTTTTGTGTTCTGGAATGATACGCTCAAGAGCGACCTTCAACAACCCATTGATCAATGAAGCACTCTGTACTTCCACCTGATCGTTCAATGCAAATGTGCGAGTGAAAGCACGATTGGCGATACCTTGGAAGAGGAAATTGTCTTCAGCTGATTCATCTGATGTAGTGTCACCTTTAATGATCAGTTTCTCGTCCTCAACCTTCACCTCAATTTGAGATTTACCAAAACCAGCAACAGCAAGTTCGATCTGGTAAGTATTCTCACCAGTTTTCTTGATGTTGTATGGGGGGTAGCTAGGAATGTTCTTGGTAAGATCATCATGAACCTTAGCAAGACGATTGAATTGGTCATCAAATCCAACAAAGAATTTGTCGAAATCTTTCCAAATTGCTGGGAATTGGTTAGTCATATTACTTACCTCCCATCATATCAAATAGATTTTTTGCAATTGCATTAGACGCATCTGTAGTAGATTTTACAACCTGCTTTGTGAAAACAGTTTGTGCGTCAACAAAAGCATTTAGTGGGGTTTTTACTGCGTCGTTTGAAACGACAGAGTCGAGCCAAGATTTCTTGGCATTTTGGATGGCATCAATAGCCATATCTGAATAAAACATCATAGTGTTTCTCCTTTTCAGCGAGTTAAAATTCGACTACCCATTTGGCGTAGTCTAAGTTTTGGAATCAATCTCAGCGATTATTCTATTTGCTATCAATTGATGTCCACTTTCTATTGGATGATGTCCTGGACCAATATCTTTTGCGTCCAAAAGACTCTCCAATGAAAAGTCTAAGAATTCAATATCACTATTGTTATTTAGCTTAAACCAATTTAGGTATCTATCTTTG